TGATATTCCGAAACATCTTTTTTCAATGCAATTTCTTTTTTTTCTTTTGCGGAATTTTCTTTTTTTTCTTTTATTCATAAGTTTGAAATATTTTCTTTTGGGTTTATATATAAATTATTATTTATATTATTATTTATATTATTTTTATTATATATCTTTTTATTTTTATTTTTCTGTTTTATCTGTCACGAACTGTTTTCATCTGTTTTCATCTGTTTTGATATGTTTTCAAAGTTCTTGACGGCGTTTTGATTTCATTTCATTGATTTTGAAATCTTTTGATTTCTTTCTTTTCGTTTATCAATGGATCGTTTGATTTGTTCAAAGAACGCTTTCATGATTGGATCACAATTTTCGTCCGGCAACTTTCATTCGAATTGATATTCGAAAACCATGTTGAAAAAATCTTTGAATTGTTGTGCGTCCGGAAATTGATTTGCAACATTCACCCGCGTTTTGAAGACGAACGCCGTCATTTTCTCGTCCATTTGATCTTTTTATTAAACAAATAAAAACATCATGAACAAACACGGCGTCCATGATGTTTTCACGCAACCACCAGATCTTTCGTCCGGACGGTTGCACTATATGAACGAACGTTGTGAAACGTCCGGTTTCATATCACTTTTTTTGTGTGTCACCGTGTTTGACATTGATGTTGTAAAAAAACAAAAACAAAAATCAAGACAAAAAAGTGTCAAAAAATTTGACAAATTTTTTTTTGTGTATATAATTATATCGTCAAATTAAAAATATGACGCTTTTATTCCTTACAAAAACCAAACATGGAAACAAAAATCAAATGTTGTGAAACTTTACGCAACAAATCAAAATGTCTTCGGGTTGACTATTGCAAAGAACCCGACATTTTCAAAAGATCCGAAATTTTAAGAAAACGAAAACGCACGATCGAAAAAATGATGAAAGTGCAATCGGAAATTTCCAAACTTTTACTTGATGAACTTTCAAAAAATGATTAAAAACGCAATCAAATCAAAGATCGTCAAATCGATCGAAAAATGAAAAATCTTTCAATCCTTGATCCGACGGATTGACAAACGGATCATTTGCGGGGTGATTTTCGGCTTGTGATTTGTGTGAAAAATGCAAACTTTGGATTTCATTCACGCGCAACGAATATTTGTCGGTTGAATTCTTTGTGTGAATTTATTTGCATTTTTTGACACGATTGTTTCGGGATTTATGAAAATTTGAAAAATGATCCCGCATGTTGAATTCATGCAACCAAAAGAAAACGAACCAAAAGACGCAATTGACGGGTTTGAAAAATCGGATTTGATTTCATTCTTGTTGGATCAAAAATGATTTCCATTCATGAACGCAAAAATGAAATTTGGAATGTCACCAAAAGATTTCAAAAAAATTGGTGATAATCTTGAACGCGTTGGTGTTCTTGTTCGTGGTGAAAACAATGCAAGGATCTTGAACGAAAATGTGACGCGTGATGTTCTTGAAAAAATCTTTGCGTGTTCAAACTCCGACGACATGTTTGCCCCCCTACTCCGTGACGGAAATTCGTTCACCGTTCAAAAACTGTAAAACCGCACCGGAATTGATAAAAACCAACAAAAAACCAAACGAAAACGACGTGAAAACCATGTCGTTTTTTTGAAAAACAAAAACGGATCATGACGATCCGTCTTCGTATGGATTGCAAACCCGCAAAGACTTGCAATTGTTTTTTATTGATTTTGAAATGGTTTTCAACCGAAAATTCTATATAAAACCAACAACATTTCCAATCTTGTCATTGGACGATTTGGTTCAAGACGATTTCATCATTCTTGCGGAACTCCTTTGATGTATCAATTTTCCTTCGCCCGTTTCACCGCTTTGAACGCTTCCGTGTTTTCGTCAACGCCCGCAAAGTCAATGAACAATGGATCAACTTTGATGTCTTTGAAATCCCAAATTTCCCAATATCTCCAACCAAACACATCGTTTTCCAATAATTGTTTGAAGACGTCAAATGATATTTCGAAAACGGACAATGTTTTTGATCAATCCTTGTTTTCCGTGTTTCGTTGTCGTGAATTTGCAAATCAAACGATCTTTCTTTTGAAATCGATTTTTCAAAGAACGATTGCATGTCACCATGTTGTTTCGTTTTGTTTATAAACCGTCACAATTTCACCGGCGGACATTTCCTTTGATGTTTTTGCGTTTCACCTAAAATTCCAATATAAAGGTTTTTTGATGTTCAAATAATATGCAATCACTTTCAAGAACCTTTCAAAATCTTTGTTTCGTCATGAATATGAATATCAATCGATCTTGAATGAAAAATCGGATCAATCCGCAAGTTTTCATTTTATTCAATTTTTTCTTGCACCTTTCAATGCGTTTTCCAAATAATCACCCCCCGCGTCTTCCTTCCATTCCTTTCATTGATTTTCCGTCCATTGCTTTTTTTGATCCAAAAAGATCTTGTTGTTCAAATGATCGAAAATGTTTTCGATCAAAACGGCGTGACAAATTGCGGTTGCGGTGCAACATGGAATTGATCCTTGTTTGTATGTTTCCGAAATTTCTTTGATCAAATCAATTTCTTCCGGAAGATCCTTCAACATGTCGTCCGTCACCGTTCACATCACCATTTCCGTTTCAAAATCCCTTTTGTCCATTTCTTCGGGACTTTTGCACAATGCGCCCGTTGTGAATTCGTTTTCCATACGTTTATTTTTTACAAGATAAAATTATTTTTTATCAATTCGTCATTGTTGTTTCCGGAAATTATAAAATAATTGTCAAGACGCGTATGATCCGGAAATAAATCAAACGATTTGTTGTCGTGTTGCGTCGTCGATGAAATATTTTCTGACGGCGTAATAAATCCCCCCAAATAAAATTGGCAAAAGGATTGACAACGTTGTTTGACTAATTTTTGTTTTGATCGACAACCATGTCACAATTTGCGTGATCAATCCGCCGGCAATACTCAAAAGAACGCTTTCCATGATTTTATTTTTTACAAATTAAAATAAATTTGATTTGATCACCAACCCCAAAATTGCGGACAAAACCGCCGTGATCACAATTCGAATGACTTTCGATTGATTTGATTTCAATTCTTCCAATGCTTTTCATTTTTGTTCAATTTCCTTTTGCATTGCTTCGATCGTCAATTCAAACGTTTTTTGTGAAACGAATTTTTCTTCAATTCATCATTCAAAAATGAACGACGAAATCTTTGAAACATTTTCATCAATCTTGTTGATCGTTTCTTTCATTTGTTTCATTTCGATTTCTAAAATTTCAACGCTTTTTGGTGTCGTCATGGTTGAAATTTTATCAAATTAAAAGTTTCAACATTTCACGTTCTTCGTCCGTAATAGTTCAAGCAATCAATTTCAAACGCAATTCTTGAACTTTTTTTTCGATAATTTGTTCGGGTGTTGGAATTGGCAAATCATGCAAAACTTTGATTGTTTTTGTTTCATGTGTGAAAGGATTGTCAAATTTTTCTTCAACGACTTCTTGATATTCTCAAACTTCCCCGTCATAATCTTTCAAAGAATTCCAATATTCCGAAAATTCCGCAAAAGTTGTTCACAAATATTTTCTTTGCATTCATTCACATGCTTTTGTTGGATCTTCCCAAAATGCTTGCATGTCTTCTTCTTCCTTATATTTTACATTCATTCATGTCAATGTCATTTTTTGATATTTTACAAAATAAAATTTTTAATCAACTGAAATTTGGATCGGATATGGTCATCAAGTTCGATCCGATGTGTTTGACAATCCGAAACATCGTCATGTGTATGAACTCGTTGCGTCTACTGTGCAACTTATGTGGATCATGTCACCGGCACTTGCAACCACCCCGCTTGTTTCTGTCATTCAACTTACGGACGTTTTGTTTGATCATGTCAAACTTATTGTTCAAATATTTGTCAAAACTCATGATTGATTGATCAATGAAACCGTAATGCTTGCGGAATTTATTCAATATCAATCCGGCACAAATCTTAATCAATTATCAACATAAAGTCAAATCATGTGTGCAATCATTCTTTTTCAAACAATTTCTCATCAACTGAATTTTCATGGACAAAGACTTGTGAATGTGGTTGTTCAACCTTTTGCACAAAGCCGTCAAGCGTCAACAAAATATCGATTGTTTGTTCTAAGTTCTGAAAACATTGCACCCATTTGAACTTCATTGATTGTTGTTCACAAAAAATTGATATTTGTTGATCAAACCGTCACTTGTGCGGTTGGAATGCTTGAATATCTTCAAATGAACGGCATGAACAAAACTCAATTAAAATCAGGGTATCAATAATTGAAAACCAATTTGTTTCACAACGCCATTCATCAATTGTCGTTTGTGTTTAATACTAAACTCATTTTTTTGAAAATAAAGAATAAAAATATTTTTTAACTTTCAACCGCACCGATCAACCTTCCCGCTTTATATGTCATTGTGTATGTCTTTTCCCCCGTTGTTGCTGTCTTCAAACGTCAATATTCATATGTCAAATTCCATTCTTGTCAATCCGCAATGAATTGTGTCAACAATCCGTGTGTGTAAACACAACTTGAAATATTTTTGAAACCACCACCACCACCAAATTCACCACCTAAAATGTCCATTTTCCAACGTTTGATTGATGTGATTTCACCGCCGGACGTCACGATCGTTGCAATCTTTGCTTTCTTTTGATCCCGTCATGTTGTATTGATCACAATTGTTCACGAACCGTCAAGCATGACATAATTTGTTGCATTGTTGTTCAATGTTGCGGTTCAACCATTGTATTCAAATTCTTGATTTCAAACACGAACATTTCATGCGGTGATCTGAATTCACAATCAACCGGTTCATGTAATAAAAACACGATCATTTCCGTTGTCATAAAGATCCACGATTGCGTCCGCAATACGATCAAAAATTTCCTTTGGAATATATAGTGAAATTTTGTCGTCCGCATTGAATGAAAACGTTGATTGTCATTGTCCGTTTGCGCTGTCACTTGGTGGACATGGTGCAAATCCACGAACAACGGTCAAATAATCACCCGAAACGCCCGTCAACTTTACGATCTCACGTTTCAAAACTTTTCAATTGTCGTCAAAGTTTTCAAGCGTCAACAATTGCGGAAACGAATTTCAAAATCTTGCACCTTGTCATGATTTCACTTGAATTGTGGTTGCAAGTGATGAAATCGGTGCATAAATTTCCGCAAATACGTTGTTTTTAAGAATATATTGATCGTATCTCATGACTTTATATTAAGAATTAAAGATCTGTTGTCAAATGGTTGTGTAATATTCCAACGTCAATTGACATTGTTCGTATTGATAACGGACATTTTGAATTTGTGCGTTGTCAATATTCAATCAAAGATTTCTTATTTTCACCGTTTGTCACGGGTGCAAATATTCGATGTCAAACAACGAATTCACAACAAGTTGAATGTTTTGTTTTTCGTCTTTGTTGTCTTGCAAATATTCGTCACGGTATAAATCCGCACTTGTTTGATCCTTCAAATCCGAACGTGACAAAATTGTTTCCTTGTGCATGTATTTGTCAACGCTTGTTTGATCCGTTGCAATTGTGGTGAATGTTTCAACGTTGTTGTCCATGTATGAAACTTGCACCACGTTTTGAATGTTTTCCGTGTTTTCCGGAATTGTCAATTGAATGATGTCTTTTCCATACGTCAACAAATGCGTTGGTGTGTTTGGTTTTGGTTTATATTCGACAACGCCGTCCGCACCAATAAACGAATAAAAGTTCAATCATTTCACAAGATTTTTGATTGCTTTTTGACATGAAATCTTGTTGAATTCGATCGTGATTGTTGTTCAATATGTTTGAATGCTTGTTCATGTATATGAAACAAGTCACGGGTAAATCGTCGAAAAATAATCGACAATAAATTTCATGATGTCCGCCGGATCACCCGTCTTTGAAAACGTTGGATCACCCGTGTCATTTCTTATGATCACATTGTCCAACAACGCCCGCAATGACAAACAAATCACTTTGATGTTTTCTTGATTATTTGAAAATTGACGTTCAATTTGTGAAATTTGTCATGTATAAATCAACAAATCTTGCATTCATTGTGCGTTGTTCACATATACTTTCACAAACATTGCGTTTTCAAAAAAATTTGTGTCGATCGGCAAATTCACGTCGATCGTCAATTCTCATTGTCACGCATTGATCGTTTCTTGAAACTTCAAATCCCTTGTGATTATTCATGCGGGAATGATTTTCAAAAACGTCATGTCTTGATCATATAATTTCACGATGTATTGTTTTTCAATCGGTTTCACTTCTTCCGAATACAATTCAATTGTGAACGGTTCGGAATATGCAATTTCACCAACATTGTTTTGATCGTCAACCGGTGCAACCGCACAAACAAGATCACATGATTGATCCGTGATTTTGATTGTGTATGTGTTGGAATTTTCACCCGCAATCATTTCGTTGTTGCGGTATCGTTGAAACTCCGTGTTTCATTCGGGATTGCTTCCCGAATATGTATATTGAACCGTCAACAATTCACCAACGGCAACGGTTCATGTGATTTGCACGTTTGTTGCTTCCGGCATTTTTACAAATAATTTTTTGGAAATAAAATTGCAATGTCAAAATCAAATGTTCAATCACAATCCATTGAATATGTATTGATCCCGCTTTGAAAGTTTGGAAACCTTCAAGAAAAATCAACCGAATTTCAATTGATTGTCACCGTCTTCGCAATTGAATTGATTTCAAAAATGTCACCACCCGTCAAAGATTGTGTCACGATCAATTCATTGTCACCGATCTTGTTTTTCAATGTCGTGACGCTTGACGCACTATTCACCAAAATGTTTATGATTGGATTTGAATATTCCGATCCTTCGTTCATGATGTCTTCGTTGATGTCCGCGTTTACTCATGAAAACAATTTTGATGTCCATTCTTTTTCGCTTCGGAATGGATCAAGCGCCGTGAACTTCAATTTGTATGTTCAACGGTTGATGTCATAGTGTTCACGATTTATGATGTCGGAATTCGTCAAAGAACACAAAATGCGTCTATATTTTCACGCAACTTTCATTTGCAAAAATCAAGTTTTGATCGACAACGCTTTTTTCATTGCGTCAATCTTTGCTTCGATGTCTTCCGCGTCATTTCACAAAATCGTTCATTCCATTGTGATCGATCTTTCTTTGTAAAAACGATCCAAAACCCCACCACCGTCATTCTTCGGGTTGGAATATGTCAACAAGTCAATCGACGGCATATTTCGGAAATTGATTTTGTTCGTCACAAAATATTGATTTTGCAATCAAAAGTCGTTGAAAATTATTTCATCGGCAAGTCAACCGGATCAACGGATCGGCGCACCGCTGTTCAACAAGTTTTGATTAAATTGTGCAAGATTTGGCATTTTGTGTTGTTTTTACTTAATAAATCCCTTTTTGATAAAGTTCAAGATTTCTTGTGATCACATCGGTGATCGTGCTTGCAAGATCCGACGCGTCCATTCAATTATTGATTGCAACGCCCCCGAAATTCACATTCACAACAACGTTGTTTCATCACATTTCGTCATTCGGAATGATGTTTCATGATGTTTGCGGAACAAACAATTCCGGTCATTTTTCACCAACAAGAATTGGCACGTTTCATGCAACATGTCAACCATTTGCAAATCATGATATTTTGTCCGCAACTCGATTTTTGGTTGCACTCCACGCATTCGAAACGGTTGATCAAATGTCCGCACCTACTTTTTGCGCCCGTCTTCGTAATTCACGCAAACGATCGATTGCGCTGTCGATTGCTTTCACAAAAACGTTCGTGATCCTGTCGGCAACATTTTTCAACCATTCCCGCAACATTTTCATCAACGTCACCGTTGCTTGTCGTCATTCATTGAATTTTCCATTCTTGAACGTCATCATTTGCAATGTTTCGTTGAATTCGTCTTTCAAATATCAACCAAATGTTCTTGATTTTGCTTCCGCTTCCGCAATCAATCATTGATATTCCGCAACTTTTTCATTGTATTGTTCTTGCGTGATCGTTCAATTTTGCAATTGAATGTCCAACGCGGAAATTGCTTCTTGATAAATTGCAATTTGTTCATCGGTTGAAATGATCTTTTCTTCCAACCATGAAAGTCATTCCCGCAATCACCAAACCGCAAGTGTCAATCCAACCGCACCCAACGCCGTTGAAAGTCATCAAACCGCCGGAATAAGTGTTGACGTGATAAATGATCACATCATTGAAAAAATTGAAATCACCGTTGAAACCGCCGGTGCAACGGTTGACAAAACAAAAACCAATCATGAAATTGCGGTCACCGCAATCAATATGTTTGACGCAAGTTCGGGATTTGCTTCAACCCGTTGAACTATTTTGTCAACAACCGGTTGAATTTTTTCAAGTAATTTTTCCAAAACCGGCAACATTGCGGTTCAAATCTTTGTTCAAACTTCCGTGAACGAATTTTTCAATTCGGACATTCTTTCTTGCATAGTTTGTGCGGGTTCTCCAAATTTATCAAGTGCTTTTTGTCCTTCTTCCAAAGTTGCATTCACCAATGCTTGTTTTTTTTCGGCGTCCGTCAATTGATCCGCCGTTTTTCAAAGTGATTGTGCATATTTTTCTTGTGCTTCCGTTTGGTTCACAACAATTCAAAGGTTGTCCAAAATCATTGCGGATCACCTTCAAAGTCATGTCACGATGTCATCAAATGATTTTGTGACGTCTTGTCACATTTGTTGTCCGTAAAGTCTTGCAATTTTCATCAACTTCGTCATGTCTTCGGTGTTTTGCGCAACTCAAAGTTTCATTGCTTTGTTTGACGCAAGCATGAGATCATATTCGGAAACCGCACCTTTTGACGCGTCTTTCAATGATTTCAACATTGCGTCGGAACTTTCACCGATCGATTGTGACAATTGATCAAATGATTTTCTCACCGGTTCAATGTCCATTGCTTGTTTCACCATGACGGTTCACAATCAAACAAGCGCCGTCGTTGCAATTCATGAATATTTTTTCACGTTCTTCAAACTGTCTTCCAATTTTTTCGAATTCTTCGAAATTTGATCAAACGATTGTGACGCTTGATCTTTTGCTTTCACGATTATTTCAAGAACTTTTGAAGACGACATGGATTTTATTTCTTAATTGATAAAGATTTCTTGTTTTTTCTTTCGGCTTTTGCGTCGGATCACCGTTTCAACAACATCAAATCAATGATTGATTTTGGTGTGTTCAAATATTCGTCATGCGTCCGGTGATATTTTTCAATGAATAATATTTCCATGATCTCCGGATCGTTTGAACTTATTTTTCCGGTGTTGTTCAATTTGTCGAATTCAAAGGTGAATTTATCTTTTTTTTTTCGTCAATTCATGACGCTTTCATTTGTAATTCACCAATAAATTCACCAATGTCTTTGAACATTTGGAAATCCGTCAAGTTTTCAATCCATTCTTTTTTTTGATCGTCCGTCATGTCCGTTTGTCCGTTGATCGAAACAACCCGAACGGGAAAAATGTCGAACGTCATTTGCATTTCGTCTTTGTCTTCGTTTCGTTTTTTGATCACATTCGAAATCGTTTGTCGATCACGCATGTTGATTGTTTCTTTGAAAACGATCACGTCTTTTCAAAAGGTTTTTTCCATACTTTATTTTTTAAGAACTAAAAACAAATTTTATTCAATCACCGGCAAAATCACGCAACGGCAATTCGGGTGCAATGGCGGGTATGGTGTGGACGAATAATCAAGTTTTAATTCATGTCCGTTTGCACCAATCAAAACATCGTTCTTGTTGAAATAGTTTTCCGACAATCAAACGATCTTTCAATTCATCGGTCAACAAAATTCACAAACGCGTTCGTCAAGTGCGGTGTATCGTTGTTTTTTTTCAACAACCCCCGATTGCTTCCGTCATAATTCCGAACCCCGATTTCATGCGCGGATCGTTTCGGTTCTGACGATCAATTCCGCACGTGTTGTTTTCAATTCATCGAATGTTGAAAGCAACAAATCTTTTCATTCGTCAAATGAAAGTCATTGTGACAATATTTGTTCGAAATTATTTTGCAATTTTTTGTTTGTGTCCGTGTCAATGGATCACGCAAATTTTTCAATATTTTTCATCAACTGTTTTTCCAATGTGTCGGAAATCACGAAATCTTGCACAAGTCAAACTTCAATCAATGCTTGTTCGGCTTCGGATTTTACAAGATCATTTTGTGTGTCCTTCAAAAATTGATAATAAATCAACGCCCGTTTTTCGATCGAAAGCAATGGAAAATTCATTTCCGCTTTTTTTGAAACTTTCATGGACTTTCATTCAACAACATTTTCTTTGTGTCGTTTCTTGTATTCGTCCAAAATTTCCTTTTGTTGTTTATCGAAAACTTTTTCGATCTTGTCCAAATATAATTGATCAAACTTGTTGTTTCTTTGCATTTTTGCTTCCCAATATCTTTGATTGAATTCTTCCGTTCAACGTGTGTTTTCTTTGATCGTTTTTTCGATCATTCAATCGATCTTGTTTTTCAACTTCAAATCTTTCATGGTTGGTTTTTCGATTTCCTTGTCAAGATCAACAACTTCTTGTTCGGCGTTTCATGCGTCACTTCCCGCACCATACGCCCCCAAAATATATGCGGAACGTAATTTGTCACCGTCCGCAACCGGCGGAAGATTTCTTGTTGCACGGAATTCATTCAATGTCATTCCGTTTGCAAGTCGATCTTGACGTGTTTGTTCAAGATCGTTTGGCACTATGTTCACAAATTCAAATCGTTTTCCTTCCCCAAAAAGTTCATAATTCAAAGATCGTGCAATTCTTTTTGCAAGTGGTTGAACAACTTGTCTTGCAAATATTCCTTCAAATGCACGAACATTCAATGCGTTGTCACCTTCACCCAAACCAATCATTGCTTTTGGCACGCGGAAAAATCAAAGAATTTCATCACGATTGAAACGACGACTTTCAACGAAATCCATTTCCTTTTGACTTGCGTTCATTGGTTTGTATTTCAAACCACCCGTCAAAATTCCGATTTTGTGTGAATTGTCGGTTCAACGATATTTTTGATCCCGCTTGTTTTGAATTTTTTCAACGCTTTCGGGTGAAAGGTTTTGTTCGGTTTCAAGAACCCCGTCAACGCTTGCGTTGTTATAAAAGAATTTCCAATTCCATTTTGACGCTTGATAATCCGCGTCAATTGCGGTTGCAATTGCTTGAACATCGGACAATCATTCAATGTTCAACGGGTATGGAAACGACGGATTGAAATTTTGGATCGAAATGATTTCATCAACTCCAAAACTTCTTTTTTTATTTGGTCAATATGCGTATTCATAATGATCAATTGCGGTTTTTTCCGCATTCAATATTGCATGAACCAAATCCGGACGCAAAATATTCAATGATTGAACTTTGTTTCCAACCATATTTTTTCGAATATACACGCCCCCGTTCAATTTCATGTATGAAACAACGTTCAACAAGAATTCGTCGGAAATTAAATCAAGCAATGGATCATTGATCGGTTTTCATTTTCCGTCCGTCACTTGACGATCCAATTGCGCAACCGCTTGTGCAATAGTTCAAACCGCAACAAAGCACCGTCATTTGTAAAAATTCAAATAATCGGTTTTTGATAATTTATGCAAATCACGGCTTGAATATTCATTGAACAAATCAACAAACAATCAATCGTCAATTCCGTTTCAACTTGTTTCAACAAATCATTTGTTCGATCCTTGAAACAAATCTTTGATGTTTTTGATCCAACCCATTTTTTTATTTTTCGGAATTAAAAGTTTTCTTTTTTCAAGTATTATTTTTCTTTTGACTTTTTTCAACGTCTTCTTTTATGTCTTCAACATCAACGTTGGAAACATTTTCAACCGGTTCGTTGATCTCCGGTTTCCTGTCTTTTTCACGTGGAAAAAATTTGAAATCTTTCATGGTTTTTATGATATAGGAACTAAAACACGGCAATTCAAATTGCTTGATAAATAAAGACATGGTCATTTTTCCATGTCGATTTCACCAAATTCACCATTGGTTGCGTCAACTTGTTGCACAACTCATCAAAGCGTCCAATCATGATCAAACGCGTCGATCATTTGTTCAAAACAATTCAACAAAATGTCCATTGCTTCCCCACGTGTCACGTGGTTCATTTCTTGAACGATCACAATTTGAAATATAAAATTTCTGTAATTGTTCGCGGTGTCTTCGTAAACGGAAGACATTTCCGACGGTTCAAACATCACAAATGGAAATCATGTTGCTTTTTGCGTGAAATAATTTGACGCTTGAACAAAAACTTTTTCGTCACCCGTCAACGTTTCAAGTTTTGCTTGAATTGCATTTCTGACATCTTGAATTTTGATCATGATTTTATTTTGTAATTTCTAAAAACATTTTGTCGATTTCACTTGCAAATATTTCATCAACTTGTTTTTCACCTTGTTCAACCGCACGATCCATGAATGGATTTGCTTTCGTTCATTTTCTTGCAATGGATCTTCGCAACATTCCAACCGGAATTGAATGACGATCCGCCCGTCCTTGCAATTTATTGATTGGCGCATAATGTGGACGCGTTCATTCGTGAACATAAATTGCATATTTTGTCGGATTGAATAAACGTCACCATGATTTCTTGAATTCCGTGTGAAAATCATTTCTCAAACGTCATTGATCCGTTGGTGCTTCTTGCGTTGCGTATCTTTGCAACAAGATCACCGACTTTTTGATTGAACGATCCAACATTTGTTGAACGACGTCGGATCAAAACTTGTCCGTGATTTGTTCAAGTTGTTTTTCCTTTCGTTCAATGTCGATCATTTTATTCGTTTTTTGGAAGAACTAAAACAACACGAACACGATCAATTTTCAATCATTTCACGCGTGCAAATGATTTCACTTCGTATGAAACGCCGTTGATTTTTATGATGTCACTTTCTTTCACGTCAAAAGGTGCGTTGCATTCAAATGTTCGTGCTTGTCCGAACCTATCAAGTCAAACATCTTGATTGTTGGTTCAAACGGGTGCAAGGTATCATTTGACGC